TTCAACAACGGTAGCACCACGGAATACTTTAATGAAGCCAGTATCATGGATAGCTTCAATATCCTTGGGACTGTAAACACCTTGACCAGTACCGGTAGATACAGGAACGATAGCATCAGGACCCATAGCAGCGATGAACTCAGGGCAAGCAAAAATAACAGGCTGACCGTAAGCACGGATAATATTCATCAGCTTAACCATTTCCTCAGCATTCCAAGCGCCAGCATAGCGGTTGGTAGCAGGCATATCTGCATAAGCAGCAACAAGAGCCTTCTGAACTTCAACATACACAGCATTGGTCAGACCTTCGGTCACAATACCAACAACTTCTGCCAGAGACTCGGCACCATCAAGCATACGCTCGAAGTCGATAGTGGCACCACCACCAACGGCATGAGCACCAAGCTCGAAGGTCTCACTATCGAGACGGAAGGTCTCATAAACACCACTCAGGCCAACCTGAGTAAGGAACTTCTTAGCACGGGCGCGGCCGAGCTTTTTACGGAACATAGCTTTTTGGCCTTGAGCAACAGTTTGAATCTCAGCAAACTGGCCAATAGCGGCCATAACATCACGAGGAAGAATTTCGTCGATAGATTGGATGATAATATCATACAGATCGTAACGATTCTTCATGAACTGGTTATAACTACCAGCAAACTCCTTTAAGCCATCAGCGAAAGCGTCATTGACATTCTCAACAGTGAAGGTATCGGGAGCAGTACCCCTAACAGCATGAAGGGCAAGTTCTTTTAATTCATTAAGTGTCATAATAATTTACCCTCCTAAATATTAGATTGACAGAACCTGAAGCTGGAAAGCATCCTGACCATCAGGCATTGTAGTCTTTTTAATAACTTGAATCACAGGACCAACGGTAGGAGCAGCGGAACCAAGGACAACAGCACCCTGAGTGCCAACGGCAGCATAAACAGCAGTACCAGAAGCGAGTGCAGATTGAACAGCAGAAGTATTAGCATAAGTGCCAAGGTCAACGCAGTTAGTAGTCCAAAGGTCGCCAGCAGCGAGGTAACCCACACGAGGATAGAAATCCTGACCCTTTTCATTCTTTTGAGCAGACAGGCTGAAATTCTTCAGACCAGGTTTACGCTCATCATACATATGCTCAGTAGTATAATTTAAAGCATAAAGTTGGTTAGCGGCGGAAGCATCTGCGAAAGTGATCTTGTGCTCTGCTTTCTTAACGCGAAGAATCATACCATTCTCACATGGAACACTACTGGTAAAAGCAGCAGTATCAAGAGCGCACTGGGCCTCAATGCGGCCATCACGACGGAATGCTACGTTGTTCAGCTCAACTTGGCCGAAACCATCAATATTCATTCTAGCCATTTAAATAGCCTCCTAATTACTTTTTATATTTTGATAAGATGGCGGTTATTCCACCAGTTTGAGTATCTTTGGGGACAATTCCCTCATCACTATTCTTAGTGAAAATAGAAGAATTAGTTTTCTTTAATTCGTAAGCCAGCCGCATGTCAAGCTCTTCAACGCTGTACTCAGAAATCTTGGCACGATAAGTCTCAATAATTTCCTCAGACAGATTTTCAACATACTCGTCAATAACGGCTTCCTTTTGCTTAGTTTCAATATTAAGCTTAAACTCTTTTAAAGTATTTAATTCTTCATTTAAAGAATTGATTGTGCCATTTGCAGTCTCAAGCTGAGTTGTATACTCACCAATTGATGCATTAGCATTATCTCTCTCTGTAGTTAAAGTAGAAACAGTTTCATTCAACTCTTCAATTTTGGTAGAAAATTCAGAAACTTTTTCAAAATTTTCCTGAGCGTTAGTTAATACATCACTAACTAACTCATAGGTATTACCATTTAAGGAACGAAGTGTATCAAGAGTAGACTTCTCATTTTCGGTTACATCAACAATATAGCACTTAACAATTTCGCCAAGTTCAACCATATCATTTTCATCGTTCTTAGAATAGTAAACACGGTTCATCTCACCAGTTTCATAATTTACAGCTAAAGCATAATCATCATAAACTGCTGAAATTCCATAACTAATGGTCCAGTTGCCCTCTTCATTAAACTCTGGATTCAGTAAAGCCCAAAGTGCGCTAAACTTGGCATCATCAGAGAGTTTGAAATTAATCTTAGGCATTTTAGTACCTCCGTATTTTTTTATCTAATTAATAGTATATTCTATTGTACTCTATAAAGTATAAAATGAAGCTCCTTCAAAGCAAGGCTCAACTTTATCGCCTAATACTTGAAGCCCTAAAAAACAACCATCATCAAAAACAATGTAACGTTTATTGTGAACAATAGCTTCATGATATTTTAAAGAAGGTGGATACAATTCCATAGATTGACTTTTACCAATAATATCGTTTGCTTCTTCATATATAGCAGTAAAAATCAAAACATCTGTGCAAGCATAAGTTCTTGTAATTCCATCATCATCAGTAAATTCTTCCCAAGCTACGTTTGGGTTCTCAGGGACAATACCATAAATGCGCCCCTGGTCACGCCGCGCGCCATGGTCAGTATAATCTTCATCAGAATAAATTCCCTTTACTGGAACATATGGAAGAGAACTTATAAGCTTTTCCGCAAATTCATCAGTGATATAAGTGCCATTGCGGTTTTCATACTTATAAAAAATTCTGCATCTTGCCTTGCTCAAAACTTCATTATACTTATTTAATTCTCCATATACTTGTACAGTAAATTCGCATAATGGTTTATTCATTTGAGCCTCCATTATTATCTAAAGCCTATTCGTTCTAAATAGTCTTTTGTGACTTTTGTTCTGCTGGCAACTCTGGACGCCCAACTTTACCAGTACCGGCGCCCGCCGTATAAGCAGAAGAAGGTGGTATTAATTTATCAATCAACTTTAGAGCATTATTTTCTAAATCTTTTAAATTTAACAAATCTTTTTGTGTGATACCTAAAGCTAAACTTGGTAATAATAATGAATAACCACTTTGAGCTAATTTAAATGCATCAGTGATATAATCACTAGCATCATAATAAGAAATTGGTAATAATGTATATTTAAAAGTTACATTAGAATTTGAGAAAAGAGAATTAATAATAAAAGTAAAGAAACGAGAATATTTATTACCTAATACCATCATTAATGCAATATCATTCTTAATAGAAATCATCAAAGCCTAACTACCAGTTGGCGCAAAAAGCTATCCGCTAACACCAGTATTAGAATAAATATTTTGTAAACTCTTCTCTAACGCATTTGTTGAAGCTTCGGATGAAGTATTAGATACCACTGAGTCAACGTCCGCGTAAGTAGTTAAAACACTTATATTTTTATTGCCGCGCATCATACCAACTGCGCCATCATGCATTACTTGAGCTTCATCTGGCTCAAATAACAACTAGCCGTCTTGTAGATGTGGTATTTTTTGAACAATAATCTTTCGAATTTCTTCTAAATCACGTTCTCTATTAATATCAACAGCTTCATCATAATCCATTGTGGCTGGAATTACATCTAGGAACAATGGTCTATTATCATCTGAAAAAGAAAAGCAAAAACCAATATCGGTCGGCACTTTTACCCAAGGGGTTTTTACCTAAGATTTCTTATATCTACGATAATGGTCAGCTAAAACTTTTGGATAAATTTTTAATGCTTGCTATCTTATTTTTTCATCTGTAATTGTATTAAAATATAATACATTAAATTCTATTACATCATTACCATGAAAGTCACGAAAGTTAGAACGACAATATCTAGCTGGCAAATCAAAAATTACGAAATCACTTCTACTTACATTCTGGAGCACACCATAATAGCAACCATCTATGAGCGTTTTCATCGAAATCCTCGTTAATAGCTCTGGTAAATTTATCTTATCAAGATAATCTAACGCATTATTATAACGCTTTTGCACATAGGGGGTGGAGAGTTCATTACCCGCACTTGGATTGGGGATTAATATACCTATATACTTTAAAAGCGTAGCATAATAAAAAATAATACGTTTGTAAAAACCATCTTTAAAAAAGAAATTTCGAGAAAGCTCTTGCTATTTATCTAAAGAACTACTATTAATGATTTGGTCTACTTCTTCTTTTGTATATTCTTTTATTCTCTGACAGTGGAAGGAGTAGCCTAAAGACTCATTCCAAGATTTTTCACTTTTTGCAATCATTTCACTAATTCTTGCTTTAAAAGTACTTAAATCATTAATTCGTTTAGTCTCTTCCATTAATTTTGTCCTCCAGTAAAGAAAATTAACTGTCGCTTTTGTCCATTTCCTCGACGAACAACTTTCTTATAGTTTTCTTCCTCAAGTTCTTTTATTCTCCATAAACCATAGGCAAAAGCAGAATATTTATCTTTAGGAAACCGAGGATTAATCTATTCAAGCACAATGTCAAGTCCACTTTTCTTAAGCCGCAAGTTAGACATTTCTTCGAATAACTTTGTAGTAAGTTCATGTGGCATGAGACGTTTTATACGTTCTTCTGTTTTCATTTTCTAACCAGTTTTAGTCGCAAGTAGAGCGGTTCGCGCATCTTGCTCACTAATTAGAAATCGAACCATGCCGCTATTAATACGAGAGTAGGCATTACCATGTATTTTTGAATTTAAGGGGCCATTAGCCTTCAAAGAATAGAGAATTTGTGGTGCGTCTTTTGGTTGGACTTTCTTATAATCATCATTATTAAAAAATCCATACGCAGGAAGCTCGTTACCATTTTCATCTAACTAAGTCCGAATCATTTCATCAGCAAGACCGACACCCAAACCATTACAGTCTATCACTACTTCTCGCGGTCGATAAATCGCAATAAGCTATTTTAAATCCGCGGCCTGCTATGTAAATGTTTTTGTTTCGGCTTGGCGGCCAAGGACAAATAAATTTACAAGAGTCCCATAGTATTTGTTATCACGAATATTCACGCGCCATATACATGCGACAGTCTAGTCGTGTAACCTACCTACGTCCACTGATATTAAGTAGAATACATTTTTTTCTTCTCTAAATTTTTGAATCCACTCTGGATTTTTAATTTTTCGATATTTTGTAAGTTTAGAGTAATCAAACCAAGATTCATCGCTGCCACCAAGCCAAACACCAAGATACTCAGCCGCGAATGTAGTTTCATTATATGATGGAGATAATTTTAGATTACGAACATATGTTGGGTCAATAAGCCCATGTGCCGCGGGAATTCTATAATCAAGCCCAATGCAAAAACTCGTTTTTGGGTCAATTATAGCTTTCTCAAAAGTATCAATAAGAGCTTCATATGCAAAAGAGGCTTTAGTGCCAGCAGAAGTTGCATAGATTATCTAAGTATTAATCTTTTCATATGGATTAATTAACCCATTATCCATTCTACGAGAAACGTTCATTTGCGGCAGAACAATCTCATTGATGGCATCGCCATCTTGGTCACGTGCCTCATCTATAAGAGTTGCGTGAGTACGAAGGCCACGATCACTATCAAGAGCGCCGACGACTATTAGTCGCGCGCCGTTCTTGAAGAATAGTTCTACGTAGTCTTTACCAAAGTTAGCATGAACTCCATCGGTTACACCTGGCTCTAGCTCATTTTTAAGTAAAGGCCAAATGCGCCAAATCTCTTGAATCTTTTGCTTACTGATTTTCGCGGCCTGGCCTTTGTTTGGTGCAACAATAGAACCAACGTGATTTGGTAAAAACACACATTGGAGGTATTTTGCAAGTATTGAAAGAAAAGTCTTCGATGTAGCACGGGCCGCGGTAATATATATTGAAGTATATCTCATGCATGCGCGCAGAAATATACGTTGATAAGGAAATAGAGTAAAATTAGAATTTTCTGGAGTGATTAAATCAAGAAAAACATCAGGATAAACACTAAAAATCTAAAAACACTCCTAAAGAAAATCCTAATTCTTCTCTAAAAAGTAGGGGGTAATTACAACTCCTTTCTCTAATTCTATACCCCCATGATACAATTTCTCTTGAGTATTAAATTGTGAGGTATTTGGGTCAAGCAATTGAATTGCCGCCATTACTCTTCACCACCTGGGTCAAAATCATCTTCTTCGCCATCTATAATATATGCTTCATTATCATACTCGTCTGGATCGAAGTCGGGTTGTATATCATAAATTCCACCATTTTGCTCAATAGTATTTGCCATATTGAGTGCGTTCAGGCGCTGAGTAATTTCTTCACCAATGCCGCCTTCATTTACATAAAGACGCTGATTGTAATTTTCAATGTTTTTAAGCGCCTCATCTATAACGTCGCGCGTAACGTTATCATAGAATTTATTAATTTTCCCATGTTTTTCAAGCCAATATGCAACTTCGGCGAAAGAATCAAAGTCAGTTGCATTTTTCGCATTCTTCGGTGTAAATTCAGCATCTTTGATAATCTTACTATATGCTGACATGAATTTGTCTACTTCTTTGTCTCCAGCGCGAATACGGTTATCTATCTCAAGAGAAAGCTTACAAAGCTTTTGAGCTTGGTCTATTTGAAGCGCGCCGCTTATGTTTTGAGTGTTCATAAGACCTTTGTAGAGGTCTTCCAAGCGATTTAATTCTTCATCATCATAGTTTTCGCCCCATTTGCGGCGAAGTTCGATGTAGCGCTTCTCACGAATTTCAGGTATTTCCTCTTCAATAAGACCAGTCTCTTTTAACTTTTTGTATTGCCTATAATAGTCCCCCCACCCAAGGTCTTCGTAGTCTTGCGTGGCAAAAACTTTTGCATAGGTTGCCCAGGTTTCAGTTGGTAGAGTTATCTATGAAATACGTTCCCATTCTTTTACTACGAATGGGATATCTGCCCACTGGCAAATTTTATCTATAGTTTTCCAGTTATTATCCCCTTCATTTATCATATTAGAGATACACTCATTACATAAAGGTAAATAACCATCAGAGTAAAACTTACTATGAGTGATAGAAAACTAAGAGAGAGGAAGTGACCGGCCGCATTTTTCACATCGTTTTGATGCGCCGGCCGCTCTCTTAGGAATCTGCGGCATTACTGGCATCAGGGTCACCTCTGCGCGCAGCGTTAGATTTTTTTACTAATTTAATAATTTCTTTTTTGCGGCCACGGTTCTACTTTTCAAACTTAGCCATTACATCTTCCAGTACGTCCGCAAAGCTACGTGGCTTAAATTTATCTTTATCTCCAGTCGCTTCTTTATTTTCTTCTAAAACCTATACACCTAAAAGTCTAGCCAGCCCAAGAAATTCAACTGGTTCCATCTTAGAGATCTGCTCTATTAGCT